GTGTCAGCAGGAAAATTTAATACTTTCTTTTCCCAAGTGTTTGCACTAGATACTGTATAACTTTGTGAGCAACTTCTTGAGTTGTCTGCGTCTATTAATTCACAAGTAAATGTTCCTGTTACGTGAGATTTAACCCAAAATGCAAGTGTAAATGCTTCTGCATTAGATGTACCTTTTTTAAATACTTGGATATTTTGCCCCTCTAGTTTTTGTCTCATGTAAAAAAAGTCTGTTGAGCTAAGTGAGGCATCTGCTGTAGTGCAATCTAATTTCCATGATTTAGCAAAACCATAACCTGTCGGTACATCTGTATCTTGTGTATTAGTAAATGTACCTGCACTACCTATAAATCCTTTCCATCTATCACAAGTTTCTATCTCATCTTCTGTGCCTGTATATGTGCCACTTGTTGCTCTTTGTGCTATTTGCATATCACCATTTATAATCAATGGAGTAGCAGTCTTTCTATCTAAAGCTACGGTGTTATCTGATACTGTACCATGTAAAGTGAGTGCCATTAATTATTCTCCTTATATATCATCGTTGGCTAAAAAGTTAGAATAAGAATCTTTTATTTCTTGTGTCCAATTTTCATTACAAACTTGTTGTATTTGTGAATCTTCTGATGATACATCTCTGTTTGGCATTAAAACATATCTAAAGTTTGTTCTTGATTGTTCGATATTATCAACAAGTTTTATAATAATTTTTTTTACATGCACTGCTTTGTAAATACCTTTTACACTTATATCATCTATTATTGTTTGAGTTGTTTCCATTTATAACCTCTACTCCTCTGTTCTGTAAGTACACGAAAAATTAAAATAACAATCGCTTTTGATATTAGTAACACCATCTACTGCCGAAGAAGACCCCGCACTATTATCGTAAGAAAAAAATGACAAGTAATCTTGACCTCCAGATGTAGTAACCATTAGATAAGCATCAGATGCTATTGAATCTATCCCTGCAAATGCACAAATAGAAGCTACTGCTCTCTGTTCACCATAAGGTGATGCTAAAGTAGGAGTAGAAAATGGTAAGCCACCCATTCTAAATTCGTAACCACTTGTAAAACTGCCTAAACTAGTTACCCTAAAAGTACCTCTGACATTTACCATATTTCCAATTCTAGTATATGAGCCGCCATGAAAGGTGTTATTAAATGTAGCATCTGTAATTGTATTTTGTGTTGCTCCTGACCTTTCGATTAAAGTAGGTGTAAACGTACCTTCTTCATAATTAGTTAATAAATTTGCTGACCCTGTGCCACCAAGATAAATTCCAGTAGGAGTAATGTTACCACTCGAATCCATTGACATTTTAGTAACACCATTAGACTGAAAATCTATAGCACCACTTGTATCTGATTCTAACTTCAATCCATCTGATGTATCTGCATTAATCTTAACTGTCATAGTATTAACCACCTTTGTCCACTAGGAACTGTTACTGTTACACCACTGGCTATTGTCATTGGTCCAACTGAAAATCCATTCTTACCTGATGTTATTGTATAGTCAGATGTTATATCATCTGAGTTTTCATAGATAGCACCACCTGCTGATGCTCCTCCACCACCACCGATTGCACCCCAAGCACTACCATCGTAGCCCTCAAATGATGTATCAGTTGTATTAAATCTTAAAAAACCTGCACTAGGTGAGCCATCTCTTTCGCCTGTTGTACCTGCAGGAATCTCAGCACTACCTGTAGAAGCTGTTTCTGCTACCTTGCCATCTAATGCTGTTTGTAATCCATCGACATTAGATATGATATGGTTGTGCGAATCATCTGCAACTGTAACTGTAATAGCTGTTGTGCCACTACCACTAGCATCACCACTTAATGTTATTGTTTGGTTGCCAGTTAAGTATGATGAATCATTGGTAAACATACTGATGTTACCTGATTTATTGGTAAGTGTATCTGTAGATGAAGCTGTAATAAACCCTGCATCGTTAGTCCATTGACTGTTACTTCCTGACTTATTAGTTAGAGTATCAGTTGAACTTGCAGTTATGTAAGCTCCTAAGTCGCTAATCTGCGATTCTGTAATACTTAATGCTGCTTGATGTTGTGTAACTGATGATTGTGTTATGTTTGCGTCAGGTACATTTGCCCAAGTAACTGCTGATGATAAATCATTTGTTTCTGTAAACGATGTTAAATATCCTGAGTCGTTTGTCCATTGACTAATATTTCCAGACTTGTTAGTTAGTGTGTCTGTAGAAGATGCTGTGATATATGAGCCGAGGTCTGATATATCTGCTTCTACTATTGTAATCGTATTACTAGCTGTGTTAATAGTCTTATTCGTTAGAGTATCTGTAGAACTAGCTGTAATCTTTGTGTCCATCTGCGTTTGTATTGCAGAACTTACGCCATTTAAATATCCAAATTCTGTATTAGAAACTGTGCCATCATGTATTTTACTTGCATCTATTGCTGCACTTGCATTGACATCGGCATTAACAATAACACCACTTCCTATAGAAGCTGTGCCTGTTACATTACCTGTACCATCAAAAGATGCTGAAGTCCAAGTAACATCACCTGTCATACCTATTGTACGACCTGTAGCTAAAGCTGTAGCTGTATCTGCGTTACCTGTAACTGAACCTGTAACATTTCCTGTAACATTTCCTGTAACATTTCCTGTAAATGCTGTAGCTGTTAAAGTTCCTGATACTGTAGCACCACTACTTGTAGTAACTATTTTTTCTGTTCCATTATGTTTGAGACTTACACCAGCAGAATCTTGAATAGAAACACCTACTGTAGTAGCACCTCTTAAAGTTAAATAAGATGAACCTTGCACAGTTAAATTACCTGTACCAACATCTCTAATATAACTATCAGAGCCGTTATGAAATATTTCTAAATCTGCACTAGCACCAAGTTTAATTTTGTCATTATCACCCATGTTAAGATGAGTTTGTAATGTGGTTTCTCCAGTAACTGCAAGATTTCCACCTATTGATGTATTACCTGTAGTTGTCAATGTTTCTGTGGTAAGTGTTGTAGCTGTAACTGTGCCACTTGTAGTGATAGACGGCATGTTTGCAGCTATGTTTGTTAGTGTAACTTTAAAGTTATCCCCATCGTAAGCTGTAGCAAATATAGATGCACTATTCGGGGTGGTAACTTCTGTTAATTCTGAAAATTTCTTATTTGCCATTTATGTCCATGTGGTTGCTGTTGTCGATTGTACTATCCAATCATCAACTGTTAATACTGGTATGTTTTCTTGCTCAAAAATAATATTGTTTTCTGTTGCAAAAAAGAACAAATCATCTTCTGTTTTAAAAAAAAATGTTCCCTCTAGTTCCCAGTTGGTACTAGTTGTAGATTGTTCTGCCCAAACTGTCATTAATATAATCCGTAATCAACTCTTGTTGTAGGAGCTACACCTGAGTGTCTATCTCTTTCATTAGAGTCTATTATATCTTTCTTTGCTCTATCATAGAAACTAGCCCATGTTTGAATTCGTTTATCGTTTTGTAAATAAGGTTCTGCTTCTACTAATGAGCCATATAAATAAATATCAGGATGGTTTGTTAGCATCTCGTTAGTAGGTGCTGAATCTGATAAAGCAGTAAAGTGTTTAAAATATAATATTTCTATTTCATATGCGCTATCAGGTGTTGGTCTTAATTGTATATCATTACCAATGATACTGTATGCTTTAGGTTTGCCTTTATTGCTTCCTGCATAAATTCTGTCCATTTGTTCAGGTGTTAAATATTCTAAAGATGTTTTAGGGTCAGTATTTAGTTGTATATTACGCATAGCAACATAATTATCAGGCAATGTATAATACTCGGTATCAGCTATAGTATCTGCTGTAACCCTTGTTTCCATTCTTCTAAGTTTAAAATCTCTTTTATGTCTAGCTTCTGCTAGTGTAATAAAATCAGGTATTTGGTCAGTTAAATCTGTTCTATCTAACCAGTCAGCGATAGCTGATTTAAGTTCTGAGTAATTCGATATTGCCATTATATGCGCCTATTGGTTGTCTTTAGATACCTGTAATCAGGACTGTTTAATAATTTTTTTACTGCTTGTGCGTGGTCTTTTTTATATACATCAACCCCAAATAGTCTTTTCCATTCATAAACTACAGTCATAGGTATACGAGCAGAGAGTCTAAACTCGTCTCGTATACTATGGTCTTCATTTTGAAGTTTTTTATTTTGGTCTAAAAGGGGTTGTATATTTTCGATGTGTTCTATAGCAAACTCACCAGTAGGTTCATGGTAATGAAATGTTTGACCATTGCCTATCTTTCTTCTCATTCGCTTAACTCATCTATATAAATGTTACCTGTTCCACTTGCAAGTATTGCAGCTACTTTCATACCACCATCAATCTTAAATATTTCAGGGTCATATGCGCCAAGTATTGTTGTACTTGTTGTTGCTGTTGGTGATGCACCAAAAGCTATATGGACTCCATCTGTATCAGATACAATTCTAACATATTCAGTATTTGCATCAGTAGCTGTAGATTGTTGAGATGTAGCAGTAACACCTCTTACGATAGTATTTGTTACTCTCATTCTTGACATGCTTATCTCCTAACTACAAATGTTACTAATAATTTAGCTGTTCCTGTAGAGCCACCATCTGTTATCATTTCGATAGTTCCATTTTCTTCAACTCTATTAGCTGCTGTTGGTTCTGCTGAATCTACATCACCTGCTGCTGAACCTGAGTGAGCAACTGTTATGCCACCACCAGTAATAGCTGTACCACCAATTTCAAAAGAAACTGCAGCATTACCACCACTAATAGCACCTTGTAGTGCAGATATAATTTTAATTACTCGTCCACCGTCAGGCACTGGTACGAATGTACTAGATGCAGTAGATACGTCTTCTATCTCTGCTGTTACAAAATAATCGTTTAATGTTCTCATTAAAGTCTCCTTATATTAATAACCCTCGTTCCGAAGCGATACGTTCTTCAAGGTCATTATTAATCAGTATCTTGGGTGGGGTAGGAAAATGAAGTAAAACCTACCCCTTACAACGGGTTGTTGTATATTTTTTATGAAGTTGTCAAGTCAGCAATAGTAGCTGAAGATGCTTCGTTTTTAGCAACGAGTGTCCACTCAGCGAGTAGTAAACGTTTCTCAGCATCACCAGTTTTTGCTAGTTCTTGTGTTTGGAAAGGTCTCAAGAAACCAGTCGCAAACATTTCTGTATCAACTACTAACGCACTTCTACCTGAAGAACGTAGGAATCTATCAGCAACAACTCTAACTTCACCGAAGTCAGAAACATAAACATCAATAGTAGCTACTAAACTTCTATCTTCTGCCATGTCCATACGAGTTGAGTTACCAGTAAATCCTGATACTTTTTGTTTGTTGAATGAACCAACGATTAGTAGGTCAGGGTCACCACCATTATCAAAGCAAGACTTAAGCTCACCTTTTAAGATAGCTTCTGTAAGAACCCTTTGTGTACCGTCTGTGACAGCACCACTAGAGTTAGAACCACCTGCACCATAACTGTTGTTTGTTTCTGTCCATGATTCAAAACCTTTAGATTTACGAGCAGATGCACCGTTACCTGAACCTGCACTTGCGTCTGTTTTACCTGTAAGGTCTAGTTCCATGTCTCTTTTAAGTTCTTTACCTGCTTTAGCAATTTGGTAAGCAAGTTCAGAATTTCTTCCTGCGTTGTCTACTGCTTCTTGTGTGCCTGAAACCATAACAGGTTTGTACGAAATCTGTGTATAGTTGAACACTCTTGAAGTAGCAGATAATGCAGCGCTTGGAGAGTCATCACCCTCGATTTGAGCATTAGATGCAGCAGCTGCTAAACTGTCTGTTTGCCATTCATGCTTTACAGCACTAGCAGCGCCAGTACCGATTGAAGACATAAATGGTGTATCTGTTGGAGAAATGTCATAGATTACATTTTGTAAGTCTTCACGACCACCAACGGCATCAAATGTTTCAAATGTATTTGATAGTTGTGCCATTATTTACACCTCTGTGTTTAAGTTAATTAATAAAACTAGCCAAGCATAGATTCAATATACTTTGCAGCATCATTGACTCTGCCTGATTTTCTAGCTTTGGATTTTAATTGCTTAACACGTTCAGATTTAACCTCACCTTTAGAAGTAGATGTTCCAGGTTTTTGTACTTTAGGTACTACCTTTTTCTTTTTATTTGCAATCTTTGCATTTAAAAGATTTTCATACTTCATTGCATCGTGAAGAACTTGTATGCTTCTTGCATCTATTAACATACTTATTTCCTGTTCAGAAAAACCTTTAGCCATAGCATAATTTTTTATGTCTGACTTTAGTTTAGTTCCCTTTTCAGGGTCATTCCATTCAGGTAATTTTTCAGTTAATATCTTTAACTGTTCTTCTCTTTGTTGCATTAACTTACTTTGCATTTCTTTTTGCTCTGCTTCTTGTGCTTTCGCTTTTTGATTTGCAATTTTTATTTTATTTTCTTCCAAATCACGCAGTGCATCTTTACGTTGCATGTAAGCTAGTGGGTCTTCTTCCTTGAGTTTTTCCAAATCTTGTGACTTAAGTTGAGCTATCTCATAGTCTGTAGATTCTTCCAACTGCTCAAGTGCCTGTGTGTATCGCTGTCTTTCTTGTTGAGTCGCAGTAAGCTCATCTTCTACTTTTTTGCGTTGCTCAGACAATACTTGAGTTTTTTGTATGTAATCAGAAGTTCTGCTATACCCATC